TCCGTGAGGCGAGTGACAATGGTGGCGCCAGTGGGCGTGCGGAGGGCGAAGACGTCCTTGTGGATACGGACGTCATAGTCTGCCAACGTGGCTAGCAGGTGCACGAGCTGCTCGTCGATGCGGTCATCGTCGGCGAGGTGTTTCAGCTCATCAAGACATTCACGCACATGGGGGACGGCGTAAGCAAGAAAGCGCTCAGCGCGAGGCGCACCCAGTAACGATGATGCCGAGCTGGCCATGCCGGCGAGGAAAGATCCTTTGCCGGCCATCTTCGCCACAAATGAGAGGACGGGCTTGCCCAGCACCCGTGCTGCGGCCAACAGGTCGGGGCGGCTCTCTGCAGTGGGGCGGGCAAGTTTGCCGCTGGGTGGTGTGATCGCCTGCAGGCTAGCGTTCATGGCGGCAGCGTCGACGATGGGCGGTGAGGCCTGCAGCACGCCTGCGTAGGACGGGAGAGGAAGAATGTTCCATGTCGTAGTAAGCTCGACGTCCACGTTTTGCTGGGTTGTGGAACGCCAAAACATGACCAAGGCGGTTGCCTCAGTGTTAACCGACGCGGAATAAGAGATGGGTGTGGTGTCTGCGACATTGCGTGGGCGCCATGGGTAGCACATGTCAGGGCTAGCGGGCCACTCGACCTCTTCAGTTTCAATCAAGCTAAGTATGTTAGTATATGAGTAAGTCGTCGAAACAGGCACGTTCGCAAAGAGCACGTAGCCGCCGGCAGCATTCAAGCTGGACGAATTCATGACTCGCAGACAGCAGGCGTTCATGCTAATCTGATCGACGAACGTGTTGATTTGGGATAGGAGCGGATCAGCTGATGAAGAGAAGCTGGCAACCGTATTAGTGCCTCCGGTCAGAGTCGCTGCAACACTATAATGGGTAGCGCCAGTGTTGTTAATAGCGACACACCCATAATAGTAAGGAGTGCTTTCTGTGGACAACAGGCCCGGCACCGAAAATCGGGCTCGGGATGTTCTGGGTGCAACTGGATAAACGATTGCGTCGGAAGAGATTGGGGCGGGGACGTTAGGTAGCTGATCTGGGAACCGTTGAGCAAGGGCTGCGACGGCGGCATTGAACTTGCCGAGGGCGGCGGAGGATGGCAGGGATCACTCTGCTTAGCCTTGGGCTGTCGAGTCGCGCGCGTCGCTTTGGTAGGTCCAGTAACAAGGGTGTGGACAATGTCACTGGAGCGGGGGGGTGGAGCGGCTGGTGGGGGGGCACTGGCCTTGGGGTTCTTGGGCTTAGGCGGTCGCTTGGGCTTAGGACCTGGGTTTCCAGAAGAGCCAGACATGGGCTGGAAGGAGGTGATGGTAGGATCGTAGTTGGGGAACAAACGGCGTGCCGCTTGTCTAGCGTTTGATAGGACTTCACCACTTAGGGACTTTGCTAAGTCGTAGGCGTACTCCTCTACGGCTTGCATGAACTAAACTGCGTGTGAATTTTCGGACTGGACTAGGAGCGGTGGCCACCGTCACGTGGCGTTTCGCAGGTATTTTTATAGGCCCCCTGCGCCTTCACCCGTTGGTCAAGCTAGGTCAATTAATTGTCAGTGTCGATTAGGACCTGCACAGCAGGCCCATTAAGCATGACTGTGAAAGTCGTGCATTTGTCAAGTTCATAGACGAAATCACTAAGATCTTCAGGGGTCAGCCCGTACCTATTGTGGAGGAAGGTCCAGGTGGCGTCACAGTACTCCCAATGATATCCAGCATGCGCCTTGTGGTGCTCCACGATGGGCTTTGCTAAAATGTGGGAACTAAGACGTAATATGTGCAGAACCACTTCACGCAGAAACGGGACGGGACTGACATCGGCGCGCAGGCCCAGCGCGTTCCCCCGCAACCACACAGCGGGGTCGCCTTTGAAATCAAGGGCAACACCCACCTTGGGGAGGACGCGCCCGGGCTTGGGCGCCAAAACAAATTCAATGTGGCCATGTCCAGGAACGTCCGTGGGCGCAACGGGCCAGAACAGGGCGGAACAAAATTCAATTTCCCAGGGCTTGTCAGTGCAGTAGCCATCAAGTTCGAGGCCGACACGCGCCATCTGCTGGGCGAATAGGTCATAGGCAAATACACCGCCCCACAGCTTTGGGTCTGGGTTGATGGCTATCACAGTGTCATCGCCACAGAGCACACAACGAAATGGGAGTGGCAAATCCTGATCGATAAGGCGGAGAAGATTCTCAGATGTCAGCTCGTGCATTGCGGTAAGCACGCAAAGCATCATCACATACGTGTCTTCAGTGTTCGTATCGTTATCGCCACTCGCGACTTGGTTCTTCGCCACATATTGCGTGCCTTGGGGGAACTTGCCCGTCTTTTGCTTCGCATTGCGCACGAGGGCGTCAACGACGGCTTTGCTCGCCCCAAGGCGCCTGACGAGCTTGTGCCACGCCGAATGGTGCTCGGCCCGGACGTGGCGATCGTGCTTCACAGAATCTGCCTTGACCAAGAGTGTATACCCATCTTTCAGGGCATTCGTGAACCACGCCCCAATGCCTTCAGCCGACGCGCCACTGGAATAAAAAAAAGGCGTGTCGGCAGTGAGCAATTCGCGCAGTCTAACGTACACTCGAGCCATAGTAGGCCCAGTGAAGGCCATGAACCTGGGTTTCCGGCTGCTGATGACGCGTGGGTTATAATCCTCGAATGCGCCGACCTCCGATTTGGCCAGCTTCTCCAACTTGAGAAAAGCACCAATCTTGTAGTCGTAGTCGGTTAATGGGGTGGCAGCGAGGGAATTAAACCCCTGGACGTACATCTGTCGAACACTCTCGGGGAACCTAGAGACCCACGCTTCAAACGCAGGGCGAGAGGTCGGATCAATGGGATCAAAGTGTGTGCGCCTGCGTGTGACAAACCGCTCAATGGCCTGAGCAGCGGCGTCCAGCCGCTCACCAGCATCCCGGGAGAGGGGGGGGATCTCTTGAACCACGCGGGTGCGCACGGCGCGCTCCTCGGCGTCTGCGGTCTTACGGGTGGCGACCATCAGGCGAGCGGGCGTAAAAGGACCGACGACGGAGAGAACTCGCCGTTCGCCCTGAGGCCTGCGCTCTAGGTCCACGGGCATGACATGGTCGCCTTTATTAATTGGCGGCAATTCGTCGAGTCCCAGCGCCGTATCCGGCAGGTCAAACCGGGGGACGTCGGAGATGCCGGCCAAGGCTGTAGAGACCCTAGCAGCGTCGTAATTTTCAACAAGTTCACGGATACCGGAATAAGGAGTGGAGTCACGTGCCCACCACTCTTCGAATGCGGCATATTTCTCTCTGATCCAAGTGCGCAGTTTGCGGAGCGGTCTCATTGGCCGAGGAACGGCCCAGCGTAGTGCAAAATAGCCGGCGCACACGACCGCAGCCGCGCCAAGGCCAATGGCGTTGGCCGTAGCACCGGGTAGCATTAGAGGTCCAGAGCTGCCGCTGGGCCCTGCTGCGGCAACGTAGCCGTCGGAGACAGCAAGCGCCGCTGCATTGTACAGTCCGTGGGCGGCCACAGCCGCTGGGTACGGGAGGAACGACGTCGCATAATGCATGACGGCGGTAGGAGCGTAAGCCAGCGCGCCCACCCTGGGCCCCAGGACTGCCATACAGCTCGTGGCCTCCATAGCGACGAGGGCAGTGGTGGCGAGTGGGACGCGCTTCACCAACTCTTCCAAGGCTGGTGCAACAAAGACGGTGCCAAACAACTCGTCCGCCGTCAGTGGCTTGCCAGGTGTCCAGCCCAGCAAACTGCCAGGCCGTGGCCACGGACACGGTGGGGCTAAAGTCCCATTCAGAATGCGGTCTTTGCCTGCGCCCAGAGCAGCGACGATGTTTAGGTTCAAGGGGGCATGGCCCAGCGCGCCGGGCGGGGCGTGCCGTCTCGACAACAAGTGCGCCACGCCGGCGCCGAGAGCCAGCAGAGTGGCGGAGGCAGCAGCCCAGTAGGGCGCGCGGGGCAAACTGCCTGGTTCAAGATCGCGTATGGCATTGTACTCAGCCATGTCGTCCGCATAGGGGTGCACATAGGTCTCCAACGCATCCCGCTCTAACGATGCGGTGGCCGCAAAAGCAACGGCGGGGACAACCAGGGTGGCTTGGTAAGCCAATCGCGGTGGCAAATTGAGCTTGCGCACCAACCGCTTCGTGTTCTCCACGGCGGTGCGGTAGGTGGCTGCGGTCCTGGCCATGCCAACGATAGACGCGCCAACCTCATTGACCAGAGTCTTGGGGACAACAGTGGTTATGCCTTTATGATACACGTTCACATTAGGTCCGGCGGAGACCACGCCCAAATGGGGCATGAACGTTTTATCACTGATGCTGGACACGCCTTTAAGTGTGACGGCGCCAGAATGCGTAACGTCCAACAGGGCAGCACCGAGGTCCAACAAGGCTTCAGACGGCGGGGGCGCATCAGTGGTGAGGCAGACCCGAGTAATGGTGGTGGGACCATAGACACCCAGCACCTGGGTCGTCAGCCAGCCACGCGTAGTGACGGCGCCTTCTGACAGCCACAGAGGATCAGGGTGCTTATACACATGACTATTACCAAAGAGCTTCATGGTCACGTGTCCATCCACGTTGCGATAGGTGGCTTCGAACTGTTGGTCGGGTCGGGGAAAGAAATAGCCCACGGCGTCTGGGAAGTTGTGGTGCACACAAATCATAAACTTGAGGCGCGTGTTCGCTATGATGGTGGCAACCACCTCCGGTTCCAAGTAATACGCCGAATGGATGGAAAGCGCAGCGTCGAACTGGTCGGCGGAGAAAAGCGTATAGCAGTCGCAGTCCTGCGCCAAATGGACACACCAGTCTGTCACTCCGGTGTGGAGCCAGGTGGTGACCTTTGCTTCATCCAATCCAGAGAGCACAGGACACGCGCTCCACACGACGGGCAGCTGACCAGCCCTGCGGCAGTGTCGTTGAGCTGCGCCGCCCACGTCAATGACGAGTTGGGCGTCCTCTCGACGCATTTGTTCGAGAGCGAGCACTTCACATAGGGACCTCGAAATAGACGATAGTGGGTGCGTATGAGGCTTGGATTCAACGGGACGAAACGCAGTGCCGGGAAAATACTCGGCCAACAACGCCTTTTGCTCATCGTCTAGGGCATAGTGGAGCGCGAAGGCATCAGGGTTGCCAGCATTGCTCGTCGAGAACTGCGCCAACAGCTTTTCCTTGCCAGGCGTTGCCGTGGCCGGGGCTATTGGGACGGTGCGAGCAGGGTGCTTGTCATTGAGGTCGAGGGCTCCAAAACCGTCCTCCAACTCAAACCCGTCAGGGGGCGGCGGGCGGGTGGCGGACTTCTTGGTGGGCGCGACGACTTTGGCACCGGAAGTAAGGGGTTTCCCGTCAGGACCAAGAGGGGGGTGCTCAAACCTACAAGGGTTGAAGGAGCATCGGCCTGCGAGGTAGTGGCGGCAAACTTTACTAGGGAATGATGGGCCAACGCCGGCACCGGTGGCGCGTTTCGGGTGCTTCGCCGAACCTGGAGTGGGGGGCGCGGGACGCTTGGCCTTAGGTGCAGCGGGGGGTGGCAAGCGAAGAGGCGGCATGCGAGGGCGCAATGGCACACCGGGCGGGGCACCGGGGGGTGTGGCAACCATCTGCTTGGATTTTGCCTCGGCCGGAATGGTGGCATCCACGTGGAGGTCGGGACCATTAAGATAATCACCTAGCTCCGACGGGCTGCCATCATAGGGCGAGGGGGACTCGGGGTCATAGGTGGGGCTGAGAGCCTCAAACCTATTGGGCGTGGTGGGCACACCTCCAACCGGCGTCGGGCTAACCGAAACGGTCGGTCCTGGCGGGGCGGTGTTGCCAGACAACGCATGGACCCTGGTCTTTGGCGATACACTGCCGATTCCGACCTGGTCAGGGGGAGCACGAGCGACATGTTGTGCGGCCTCGCGACAGGCGCGGCAGGCAAAGCGAATGAGCTCGGCACTGAACAGGACGGGCATGGGCCCTTGACCACACTGCTCGCACGCGCCGTAGTGACAGCGCGAACAATATCTGTTCGCGCAGCTGCGGCAAATGTAGCGTGAGTTGGGCCCGCCATGGCAGTGGACACAGGAGGTGCCTGGAATGGGCATAAAAGACGCGCATTCTTGGCACCGGGACTTGACTTCTTCATATCCTTTACTATCGGACATTGAACTAGCTTGAC